TCTTTAATTTTGTCAGATGTATCTACTTCGTCCAGTACTAGTCTGACTGGTACATCATTAATATCACCACATATAGATTCGTTTACAATATCTTCAATAGCGGCATCACACTCTGGCTGTGTCGCAATATCTCTATATTTTAAAATTAAATCGACTTCATTTTTGACCTTATCGCCGTCCATGTCGATATACGCACCAAAGTGACCTCCGGCCTGTATAACACCCGAACCATCTTCATCAGTCTTAGGTACAAAAGAAGGCAACTCTTTTTGAGTTGTTTTCTTTTTAATTTCAAATCCAAATAATTCTGCCATTTTTCCTCACTAAATTAGAGGGGACATTTTATCCCCTCTAAAAATATTTATAAACCTACGAAGTAGTGTCTGATTCCCAGTATTGTATCTGGAACTCAACAGTGAACTCTTCTATGGTATTTTCTGAATCATAACTTACTTCTATCTCAGAAATATTACTTGGAAATATACCTCTAAAGTTATATGTCTTTGTAACTTCTCCAGCTTTATTCAATTGCTCAACAATTGCATCAGCTTGATAGTCAGTAGGATTAGATAATCCTGTATTTAAGTTATTATTGTTAATACCATTCATCTAACGTTCCATTGCATTTCTTACTTCGAAACCAACGTCATTGATAACAGTGATTGTCCAAGGGTCAAATGTTCTGTCACCAGCTATTTGCAATGTTCTACCTCTGAATAATACAGGGATAGGTGCAATAATTGATGCAGGCATTTGTGCAGTTTTACACATGAAAGATGTAAGTTCTACATCACCTTGTGCATAACTTGGATAATTCATAGTTACTTTAAAAAGGTTGGACCTTGCGCCACCACCTACTAGCTTTGATTTAAAATCATCTACGCCTAAAATTGCCATGTCTTATCTCCTATGAACCTGAAATCTCGGAGAATTCTACTCCGGACCTTGTTGCCACAAAGCTTAGTGTAATAAAGTTAATTGACCTTGCAGGCTTGACAAAAATGTCAGCTACAAACTTATTACCATCTATTACCGCTTGTGTGTTGTTGGTGTTATCACAAACTACTAAAAAGTCTGTAAGTCCACGTCTACCTTTGACGTCTCTTAAGAACGGTTCAACTAAATTTCTGAACTGTGCTCTTGTAAATTCGTCGTTAAATTCAAATAGTTGTGCTTTTGCAGCAGTACTAATTGCTTTTTCTAATGTAATGAAAAGTCTTCTTACGTTAATTCTGTCGAATGATGAAGGTCTGCTTAATAAAGTTTTGTCACCAAATAATATTGTACCTTGTCCAGGTAATGATACTATTGGATTAACTCTTGCTTTATAAAGTGTATCTCTATCTGCTTTCTTAGGATTAAACGCTAACTTAGTTACTCCTAAAAGTTGACCTCTGTTTACACCTGCTGGTGAGAACCATGCATCTGCCACATTATCTGTGTTAGCGCATAATCCTGCTTGGTGACCTGCAGCTCCAATCCATCTGTATACATCGTTATATTTGTCATATACATAAAGAGCTGTTGAATCACATGAAGCATAAGAAGATGAAGTTAAACCATCTGCAAATGCTTTAACATCTGCTGCTGGTGTTGAACTACCTACTGTATCTTCAATTGGAGGTGATACAAATGCCATACAATCTTTTCTAGAACTTGCAATTGATATTAAATCTTCCGCAATTGCTTCTTCGCCATTAGCGTCAGGAGCAGCAAAAAGTAAATTAACATCTTCAGTTTCTGAATCTTCTAAAAGGTCGAAACCTAATGCAATTTCTCCAGTTGTAGGAGTGTTATCGTCTGAGCCACCTGAAAGTGAACTCTCTAAAGCTGTTGTGCTAGTAACAAAAGTAGTATTAGCTGATACAGTTTCACCTGCATCTGTTAAGTTAGAATCATGAGCTGCCCAATATACATACGCAGATTGTTGATTAATAACATCTTTGTAGTAATTAGATGAACCATCAGATTTCTTAGCATCAGATGCTTGAGAAAGATATCCAAATGATTCTAATACAGTTCCAACTTCACCAGAAATAGCACCATCTTCATCAATAACGACGACATGTACTTCGTCAGCTGCTGATGTTTTACCTAGATTTGATGCATACTCGGAAGTTCCTGGTATGGAATCAAAAATACTAGAATATAGGTATTTAGTTGCGTCACTGCTTGTTAAGTACTGTATAGTACTAAAATTAGAAACACTGGCGGTAACTAAACCTACTTTTATGCTATTACCTAATACACCTGGATGTTTTGCAATCCAGCTACCAACACTCAAACTAGAATTATCATAATCTTCATCATTTTTTATCAGCTGTCCGGAACCATCAGAAGTCGCGTTTTCGTGACCTGTAGCTACTCGAACCACTTTAAGAGCATTACCATACTTTAAGAAAGATGCTGCTACTAAAAAGTGCTTAGCTGTGGAATCATCTGGTGCACCAAATTTTGCTGCTAGTTCATTTTCAGAACTGACAGTTACAATTTCGTCCACAGGACCCCAGTTGAATGAGCCTGCAAATCCACCAATGCTGGTTGATACTGCTGGGACCACATTCGTGGCGTCGATTTCTTGAACCTGAACGCCTGGTGATACTTGAAATGCCATCGCTTTGTCCTCTATTTTTGAGTTAGTTAATATGTTTCATAATACGAATCTTCAATACTATTATTTATAATATTATGTTCTCTATCGAATTAATTCTACTTTTTGTGAATTAAATTCTATGATTGGATTCATATCATTAGATACATCATATACTTCATGAACATGTTTTACATTATCTTTAGACCATTTAACGTAGTCTCCATCATATTCCATTGATTCAACTTGTATTTTATTTTCAAACATAGACTTATATGTTCCTGGTTTTAACCAGTAATCTCTATTTTTAAACTTTTCTAAAACTTTTTTAGGTAAATTTTCGCCAGTTGCTGCTCTATAACCTTTTGTTCCTGGCGTTGAATTAATTTCAATAAACATTGGTGGTATTTTATTTCTATCTTTTGATGGGAATATATCTACTCCAACCCATAATCCATCAACAGCTTTTGCAGCTTTTTCTACATGCTGTATTTCTAAATCAGTTAATTCTACAGGAGATGGTTTAGAGCCTAATGATACGTTTGTTCTAAAGTCTTTTTTAACTGTTGGTCTTTTAATTGCACCATGAAATTTACCACCAATTACATGTGCACGAATATCAAACGTAAAGTCTTCAATCATTGTTTGCAATAAGACACCCATGTTAGGGTCTAATTTATATAATAATTGTACAGTAGAATGTAATGAACTTTCTGAATCTACCTTTATTACACCAATACCTAATGAACCTGTAAGTGTTTTAAGTATAACTGGATATTTACTACCTAATCTTTTCATAGCATCAACTGCTTTATTTGGATGATGTATTAAAACAGTTTTTGGTTGATTTAATTCTGCTTCAGCAAGATATAGACTTGTTCTATATTTGTCCGATGTAATTTCCATGCATGAACGTGTATTCACACAAACTACTCCGGCTCTTTCTAACTGAGTTAAAAAGTCTGACCATGATTTTCTTTTAGTGACAGGAGCTCTTACAAATACAATTGTATTATCATCAATTTTAAACTTTCGTTCCTTTTCTGACATACCATCATAAATATATCTTATACCATCTTCTAAATCAGAATATGCTCCTTGTACATCAACTTTAAAAGGTTTAAGGCCTAATTTTTCACCTTCTTTTATAAAGTCATCTGCAGTTGCTTCTGGGTCATCAGGGTCTTCAGGGTCATCGTACCATAGATAAACAAATCTATATGAACCTTCAGCTTCAGATATTACTTCTATATCTTCCCATTCTTCAGTAGCATAATTGTATTTTCTTTTTCTGTAATCGCTAAAATTTTGCATTTCCTGTCCACTCCTGTTCGAACCATATATTACCATCAGAGTCTTTACTATATTTATCTTTTTCATAGTTTCCACTCTCTACATAACCAAACGGTAACATATCATCTTGAATAGCTTTTAATCTTTCTTTATATAACATATCTTTCATATCAATATTTGTTAATGACTGAAAAATATCCGTTGTTGTAAACCAAGCAAACAATACTAAATTCATCATTAAGTCATCATGATTTGG